CTTTTGAATAGTGGTGTTGACAATAACAAATATCAGGATTATCTAAATGAAGTCTTGAGTTGTGATAAAGATGACTCATCACCCGAATGTAAAGGTGCTTGGAGTGATTTTTGGGAAGAACAGTATTATCCAGAAGAATCCAAACTTCATATAACTGAAGATGGAGACATTTATCCAGTAAAAGATAAAGTAGTAAAGTGGCAACTTCCTGTTGAAGTTGATGGAGCAAGTGGTGAATATTTTGTAACTTTTCCAGATGACCTTCTGGAAGCAGCAAATCTAAAAGAGGGAGATATGGTAGAATGGATTGACCGTGGAGACGGTAGTTTTGAATTGAGGAAAGTAAATGGCCCTGAGTGAATCAGTAGAACAAAGTCTAAAAGAAGCAGAAGCAAATCTAAGAAATGCTCTGGCATACTCTGCACGACAAGAGAAACCTTTTGTTTCGCGTCAGATTTCAGAGATGATTTGTAGGATTGATAGTCTAATTAAGACAGATCAACTTTTGGATAAATTGGAAGATCGTATGAAAGGATTTGGTGAAGATAAAGGATCTTTCGGAACGTTCTTTAGTTAAGAACAATTAACCAATCCCAAAGAGAATATTAAGAAACCTCATATCTCCCTTAAATACTGTTAGGATACGAACATAATCGCGGGAGCAAAAGTATGACACTTTCTTCAAAAGGGAACCAAAAATTGACAGATGAAGAGTTCAATGAAATGACCGCACTTAAAAATGTAATCAATCAACTCCCTGCTGCTGTGGTTCCTGAGAAGATGGAGCAATTTACCGAGTATCTTGTACGCAGTTTGCGAGAGCGTGGTGGTTGATTCTTATTGGGCCCCTGAAAGTGTCCTAGTAATGTAAGCACATCACTTAAATGTCAACTCGGGGTCGCATCGGTCTTGAACTCAAAAACGGTTCTATTCTCTCTGTGTACCACCATTGGGATTCGTATCCCGAATGGTTGGGTCGTATTCTGAAGACTCATTACAACACTCGTCAACAAGTTGCCGAACTGATTGATGGTGGTGATATGAGTTCTTGCTGGTCCGAAGAATGTTGGACTAATGAAGAAATTATTCCTGGTGTGAAAGGAGTTGGTTCTCAAAAATATGGGCCCCAATACTACTCTCAGCGCGGTGAAAATTGCCCTCCTCGCCTTGATGCTGACCTTTGTGAGTATCTTCTTCCTGCTAATGGTGAAGAGTATCACTATGTCTTCCGCAATGGTGAATGGGTGTGCTATAATATGAACTGTTATGTAGAAAGCAAACTTCCCGAAGTTGTTGAAATCCCCTCTGCTGCTCTTCACGTTTGACCTATGAAAACTTCTACTACTCTTGCTGCTGTCTTTGTTGTTATTGTCCTTGCTACTGCTGGACTTTTCTTTGAAGCGTGGTTACTTGGACTCATTCTGTCTTGGTTCAACGTGTCTTTGACCTTCTGGCAGAACTTTGCTATCATTGCTCTTGCTAATCTGATTTTTAAAGATACTGGAGTTTCTTCTAAATGATTGAAATTATGGCAGGATTTGCCTTTGGATATTGTATTATGGATATTATCCGTAATTATCAGTCCAACAAACGAATTAATGAAATTGTAAAGGAGTTTGAACAAAAATGAAACAACAAAACGGATTTATTGACCCTGGTGTTGCTCTCCTTGCTATCGGTGTCGTTGTGATTGGTGGTATCATCTTTATTGGTGGTCCCCAATACAATGTGTGGCAACAATCTCTTGCTGGTAAAGCAGAATTGCAAAAAGCAGAATACACTCGCCAGGTAGCAGTGCTTGAAGCACAAGCAAAGAAAGATTCTGCACAACAACTTGCTGAAGCAGAGATTATTCGCGCTGGTGGTGTTGCCAAAGCAAACCAGATTATTGGTGATTCACTGAAAGATAACCGTGAGTATCTGCAGTACCTGTATATCACTGGTATCGAAGATGGCGCAAAGAATGGTAATGTTACCATCTATGTTCCTACCGAAGGTGGTATGCCTGTTCCTACACTTCAAATGAATAAATGAATAAAAAGTACATTGTCACGGGATTGATTGGTTTTGCAGTCATTCTTGGTTGGAATGTGTTTCTAATTCAACGCGATAGTGTTCTCTATAAATCGCACTATCGCCAACAAGCAACTCAACAAATGAAATGAGTATCGGACTTGCGTTTACAATTTACACTGCACTTGTTGCATTTGTATCGTCCATTATGATATATTACTATAAGGTAATGTATCCACGCGAAGAAAATCAACTCAAGGAGAAGTCTAAATGATTCCTAAAAACATCCGAGACCTCATTAAACGGGCAGAAATGTGCAAAGTAGCAGAAGAGTTCTGGAAAGAAGTTGAGCGCGAAGCGGCTAAACTTGAAGTTCCTGTTGACTACTATCTTGCTGAATTTTATTGATGACTTTTATTCTTGGTATGGGAGTTGGTATCCTTTTGACTGTAGGAGTTTCTCTTATAGTTGCCAATGATATTGACAAAGAAAACAAACAGTTCTAAACTCAAGAGGTAATTTACAAAAACAAATGAAGTATCTGTATATTGTTGACTACTGGGTTCCTTTTCCTTCTTCTGAGTATGGTGGAGTAATCAATGTTATTGCTGAAAATGATATTGAGTGCCACGATATTCTACGAGACTCAGATGATTATGATGACCGATACGAAAGTAAAATTATGGAGCGTGTAGTTGCTGCTCCTCGTTTTGCACTTGTGGATGACGAAGAATCCCGTATTGTTGAACATTTCACGACTTGATTATGACTAACCACGTTTCTCACACAAATAAAATGTTGTTTGATCTCAAGGAACAGTATCAGAAACGAATAGATCATTTGGAAAAGAAAATTAAAGAACAGGAACAAGAAATCTCACAACTACAAAAACAAATTGAGTATATGTCGCAAGATAAGTTCTATGACTGTTGAAGTTCCACCTCTTCCATATTCTCCTCCAGAAGGATACTATTATGAATGTGAAGACTTCAAGCGAAATGTTGTCAGTATTTGGTTATGCAACACTCGCAAGTTTGTCTATAATGGCGGTGCTCCAACCAGGACTATACACTCCTTCTACAATACCAAAACCAGAGAATACTTCTCCCCCATCAATAGTAAGTCCATCGGTGCTCGTGTAAATATCAAGGATACGCGGAATTATACTGCGATGCCACTTAAGCAATCTCCATTGGATGCGTTTTTTGTTTAGATATGGATTACACTCCAAGAGTCAACGACTATGTAAAATGGACTAAAGGTGTTGAGGGCTGGGTTTATTTCAAGTGCGAAGAATACATTACTATTGAATATAGTGTTCGGCCTAAAGATGAACTCAATTATCGCGCCTGCTCTATTCACGCAAATGAAAGATTGCTTGTAATTTGCTATAATAATCAATGGAAACAGTTGGAGTATGTTAAATCAAGAGAATCGGTCTATGAAGAAGAACAAAACTGTCTGGCGACTGCTTGCTAAAGCATTGGGTGAAAAAGCAAGTAAATGTGATAAAGAAGCGGATAAGATTGCTCTTATCCGCCTTTTGATGTTTCTATCCATTCTCATTACCAACTGTTTCATTGTGGCAAATGCAATCCGTCATTGGAATGATGAGACTAAGATAGAAGTATACGTTGAAACTTCTACACTTCCAGAATATAAAACTCCACCTATGAAAGTATCAAATAGAACTCTTGAGTTTGAGTAAAAATAAATAATCAAAAAGTATAAGTAAGATGCTAACATTTAGAGAGTTCTACGAAATCTGCGAAGGTAAAAAACCCGATACTGCTCCACACGCAGTTCCAGGAACTTATAAGAGAGACAGTGAAGGAACTATTTCATATACTCTTCAGAGTTATGATGGACCATTGGGTAAACCAAAAAAGAAAGAAATTGATAAGCTAGTTGTAAAGCGTAGTGGTGGAAAGGCAGTAAAACAAAGACTGAAGAAGTTGGCAAAATCAGTCAAGAAGATTGAAGAACAAAGTCCTTCAATGGATCCAAATCATCTAGATCATGATCTATTTGAAGATTTGGAGCAAAGAAGAAAGCAACTAATGCAAAGACAAAGAGAAGGTGTTAGTCAGTTTAAGGAAAGAATATCTGCGCGAGTAAATGCAAATAGAAAAAGACTTGCAAAAAGAAGAGAAAAAGAACAACTAAAATCAGAGATAAAAAGAGAAATTGCTAGAGAAGCTGTGGGTGATGCAATCAAACCAGAAAATGTAATTCCACTTGACACAACATCACAACAAAATCTTCGTTCTGCTATGAAGCCATCTGGACCTCCTCCAATGAAAGTGAAGCAACCACAAAAAACACAACCTTCTAGTGGATTTATGAAGAGAATGATTCAAAACACTAGCAACTCTCCACTTTAATATTATTGGGCCCTGTAAAGTGTCCTAATAATGTAATCACCCACACACTATGGACTGGTTCGACGACATTCAAATTGAGGAACTTGAAAACTTCGACTTCATTGACGAAGATCTTTCTGATCTTGTTGAAGATGTAAAAGATTTCAATATGAATGAATATCTTAAATCAAACATCGACTACTGACAGTTCTCAAACTGTCTACCAAATCCCCCACACTGACTCCTGATCCTTTATTATTCTAAAATGATCGAACAAATCCCTAACGTGCTCCCCCACATTCAAGAACTGAAAGATGCTTGGAGGCGTCAAGATTTCAACTTCACCAAACAACAGCAAGAAGAGTATGATCTTTTGATTGCTACTCGCCGCGAACGTGTGAAGCAATTTTATGCTGAAGGACGTGTCTTCAAGGGTTCATATAAAGCAAAGGAAGAGGACTTCTAAATACTAAAAAGTAGTGTTTAGATAGTCCAATGCGTACCTTTTCACAGTTTATGTCTCTTTGCGAAGCATCTGATGCCGATGCCGCTAAACAACTTGGTTGGGGTGGTGGTGCATCCATCACCCGCCAGGGTGCGGGTGGAAGAATAGGTAAAGAACGCAAGAAGACTGAAGCTGAAAGACGCAGAACTAAGAGAGGTCCAGGTGGCACAACTGTACCTGCAAAAGAATACAAACCACGCAAAGATATTGGAACTCAGCGTAGTTCTGAAACTAGAACTCAAGCACCAGAACAAGAGCGTGGATCTGCTAGAGAGAGACAACTAGCAGCAGCAAAGGAAGAAAGAAGAAAGGCAGCACTTGCTAGAAGAGCAGCAAAGTCTGGTGGTGAAACTCCAGCAGCAAAACCTAAATCAAAAGATTTAGTAAAGCAAGCATCAAAACTTCTCACCAAGAAGAAAGAAGAAGCGCCAAAAGGTGAGAAGATTGAAAGAACAACCAAGCACGAATATACTAGAGATGAGAAGAAGAAGATGGTAAGAGCTGGTAAGCGTTTACATTCAGACATCATCAAAGGTAGAGATCTTCCCGCTTCCAAATATCAACCCTGATAACAAATACTGGGCCCTCTAAAGTGTCCTAGTAGTATAAGGACAACACTCAAACGACATTATGCTCTGGCAAGACCGCAACGGTAACTGGTTCAGCACTAAATCTGCCCTTGACATTAAGATTGAACGAGCAATGATTGAAGCAAACGCTAACAAAGTCTGGGAAGAAAAAGAGCGTTCTGGTGATTGGTTGTTTGATGAAATGTTTGGAGGTTGATTAAACCCCACCAGCACGCTCAGATTGACCTCTAAGCGTGCTATTTTTGTCTTTAGATACCAAACCACTGAGAACAATGAATTACATTCAAATCCCTGATTTTGTCTTTGATGATGTCATTCGCCTTCTTCAAGAGGGTGTTAATGTCTCCCAAAATGTTGATTTTGGTTCTAATCCTGAAACTGAGAGAAGTCTACCCTTTGCAAATGGTTACAATCGTGCTACAATGCAAGGTGTAATTGATAGACTGAACTGCTATAAAAAAGTTTGTAACTGATACTGGGCCCTGCAAAGTGTCCTAATACTAGATGATGAAACCAATGCAAATCCAACTTCGTCCGCATCAAGAACGTGGTGTTGCTGCTATGCAACAGCATGATAAAGGTCAGATCATTGTTCCTACTGGCGGTGGCAAGACTCTCAAGATGATCTATGATGCTCTGCGTGAGTTGCAGTCTGAAACTCCCCAGACCATTGTTGTTGTTGCTCCTCGTATTTTGTTGGCAGAGCAACTCTCTAGCGAGTTCCTGGAGTTCATCACCAACGCTAAAGTTTTGCACGTTCACAGTGGCGAAACTCATCACGAATCCTCTACTCGCCCCCGTGAGATTCGTAACTGGGTTGATGCCAATGCTGATAGCCATCGCTTGATTGTAACTACCTACAACTCTCTGTCGCGTCTGCAAGTGGCAGAAGTTGATGTGGATACTATTTACTTTGATGAGGCACATAACAGCGTTCAGCGTCACTTTTTCCCTGCAACAGAGCACTTTGCTGCTACTGCTCGCCGCTGCTATTTCTTCACTGCAACTCCCAAACATTCCCTTGCTACTGGCAAACCTGGGATGAATGATGCTGATGTTTACGGTCAGGTAATCTGCAAAGTTCCTGCTCCTGAGTTGGTTGAAGGTGGTTACATTGTGCCCCCCAAAGTCATCGTCAAGCAACTGGCTATGGTAACTGGTAAGCAGACCAACTTCGACCGCGATTCTGAGAATCTGCTGGAAACGATTGATGAGAACAATGTCGGTAAGATTCTGATTTGTGCTAAGGCAACCAAGCAAATCGTATCGCTGGTGACTGAAACTGATTTCTGTTTCCAACTGGAATGTCGCGGATACTCTTGGA